GGACGTTGGATACATAAAGGAGGTAAATCTAAACCAGATAAACGTTGCAAAAACGTTTTGTCTCCTAAAAAATGTGCTAAACGCAAAAAGAAAAAATGAGTTGTTTAATCACCAATCTACCATCACAAGAAGTATGGGTTCGTAAAGAATATCTTACAGATCATCAGAGTGGTCATGGTGAATTTGTTAAAGGCGTCTGGGTATCGGCAAAGTCGATTCCTGGACGTGCTTTTTATTTTGAGACATATTTGCCCGAGTATGCGGCAATGTATGATAAGTTGCCAATTAGTGCGTTTTTATCTCGTCCCGAACTACCTGATCCAGACATGAACCTACCAAATCTACAGTTTTGGAACTGTATGGATTATGGTGTTGTCAGTATTGATAAAAAATTTATTGGAAGTATGGATTTTGAATGTTATACAAGAGACCATGGTATTGTAAAGGGCACTTATGTTTGTACAATTGATAACTATCATCATGATCCAGACTATGTTGACTGGGCAACCAGCGAAAATCCTGCCGAACACAAGTCTCATAACCTGATTGAACTTGAAAATGGTCAGTATGCTCTCTATCCAAACAACAGATTGCGTATTTTTGACAATAGTCTGACCCCTGTAGATCCAAAAATGCCAGATTTTAAGGTTTCAACTCAATATTATCAAGTTGAAAATGGAAATGATCGACTTGGAATGGGTCGTGAGGATGAATATTTTTGGAAAACAGCAAAAGAACGTGAAGAAACATCCGAGAAAGGTGAAAATAAATAAAAAAAGGGATAGAAACCCCTCAAAAAGTTCTGATTGTACTAATCAGGAGTCAAAATGGGCAATTCACCTGTCGATAGAAACGCAAACATTATGAGAGAAATATGGGGAACAACAAGTTTAACATCAGATTATTGGTCATTGCCACATAAGACGAATGATAATGTCGAAGAAAGAGTAATTCAAGAAATTATGCACGATGATTTGAAAAAAGATCAAAAAAATCTTCAGGAATAGGGTATAAATAAAATTAAGAAAACTCTTTTCCAATGGCAGTTCAAAGGATATCAAGGGCATTTAAGGACATTAGTTTGTCCTTTGAGCCTCATCCTATAACAAAAGACCTACCGATATTAAAAAATGAGAATGCAATTCGCCGTGCGGTGCGAAATATTGTAGAAACTATCCCGACAGAGAGATTTTTTAATTCTTTGTTGGGATCTGATGTAAGAAGAAGTTTATTTGAATTTGTCGATTTTGGTACAGCATCTGTAATTCAAGATCAAATACAAATTGCAGTTGAAAACTTTGAAGAAAGGATTGAAAATCTGATAGTTCAGGTAGATCCAATACCAGATGAAAACACTTTTAATGTAACAGTTATATTTGATATAATCGGACAAGAGTTTCCAACACAAGAATATTCATTCCTCTTAGAGGCAACGAGATAAAATGCCTTTTACAAAATATACAAATTTAGATTTTGATCAGATAAAAACTTCTATCAAAGACTATCTCCGTGCAAACTCTACATTCACGGATTTTGACTTTGAGGGGTCAAATTTTTCTGTTTTAATTGATACTCTAGCATATAATACCTATATTACAGCATTCAACTCTAATATGATTGTGAATGAATCCTTTTTGGATTCTGCAACTCTGAGAGAAAATGTTGTTTCTCTTGCAGGAAATATTGGATATGTACCTCGTTCTAGAACCGCATCAGTTGCTCAGATATCATTTAATGTATCAACTACAGCAAATACTCCTACACTCACTCTCAAGGCAGGTATAGTGTGCGTAGGGAGTGCAAATGATACGACATATACTTTTGCCATACCAGAGGACGTTACAGCAAACGTTGTAGATGATACAGCATCTTTCAATAACATCAATGTTTATCAAGGAATATTTTTAACTAAAACTTTTTTATATGATGGATCTTTAGATCAGAGATTTGTTTTAAATAATTCTTTTATTGATACATCAACTCTCAGAGTTTATATTGGTACTGAAAGTACTAGGGGAATTGAATACTTTCTTTCCGAAAATATTTTTAATGTTGATAGCAATTCAAGAATATTTTTCATTAATGAAGTTCAAGATGAAAGATATGAATTGAGATTTGGTGACGGAATTATTGGTAAAAAATTGGGAGAAAATGGAGACGGAACATATATTACAGCAAACTATATTATTACTGACGGAAGAGATGGTAATGGAGCTTCTAATTTTTCATTCTCAGGCTCATTAGAATCTGCAAATGGGGAAGTTATTGATCCAGGAACAGTTACTATCACAACAAATCAATCATCAATTAATGGTGGAGATATTGAGCCCATAGATTCAATCAAATATTATGCTCCAAGATTGTACTCTTCTCAATATAGGGCAGTTACATCAAGAGATTATGAGGCAATTATAAAAAGAATATATTCAAATACAGAATCTGTATCTGTAGTTGGTGGGGAGCAAATGGATCCTCCACAATTTGGCACGGTACAAATCAGCATCAAACCAAAGAATGGACTTTTTGTTTCCGACTTCAATAAAACTCAGATTCTTTCTAAATTGAAGCAATACGCAGTTTCTGGTATAAATCAAAAAATAGTAGATCTCAAGATACTCTATGTTGAACTGGATAGTTCTGTTTATTATAACTATTCTCAAGTATCAAGTTCAGATTCTTTAAAGACATTAGTTATTGATTCTCTTCAGAAATATTCAGAATCATTGGATTTAAATAAATTTGGAGGAAGAGTTAGGTATAGTAAAATACAGCAAGTTATTGATAATACGGATACTGCAATTACATCAAATATCACGAAAGTTATTATTCGCAGAGATTTAAAGGTATTGTTGAATACTTTTACCCAGTATGAACTGTGTTTTGGAAATAGATTTCATGTGAATCCGCAAGGATCTAATATTAAATCTACAGGATTTAAAATTGCCGGTGAATCATCCACAGTTTATTTTACAGATACTCCTAATATTGTTTCTGATGGTTTGAGTATAACTAATGCATCTGATGCTGGAGGAGTTTTTCTTCGTAGACCAAATAATATTGGAGCAACAACAGGAAATCTTTCAATATTCAAGTTTAATGGCAATGGAGATATGATTACTGTTGTTAAAAATGTTGGAACAGTTGATTATTTGAAGGGAGAGATTATTATCAATACACTAAACATTACAGAAACTTCATCTCCTAATAATATTATAGAGATTCAAGCATTCCCAGAATCTAATGATGTTGTTGGTCTTAGAGATTTGTACATTTCATTAAGTATTCCAAAAAGCACAATAAATATGGTAAGAGATGTAGTTGCTTCTGGTGATGAAATATCAGGAACCAGATTTGTTAATGATTTCTACACATCAAGTTATTCAAACGGAAATTCAATAAGAAAGTAATATGATACAGACTGGAATTGAATCTAGAGTAAAGATTCAGGATATAGTTTCCAATCAGTTGCCAGAATTTGTCTTGGACGAAAGTCCAAAGGCATTAGAATTTTTAAAGCAATATTATATCTCTCAAGAATATCAAGGTGGTCCAATTGATATTAGTGATAATTTAGATCAATACTTAAAGTTAGATAATCTAAAACCTGAAGTTATTGTTGATAATACTACATTAAGTTCTTCGTTAAATTCCGAAGAAACGACTGTTAATGTTTCTAGTACTAAAGGATTTCCAAATCAGTATGGTCTTCTTAAAATAGATGATGAGATCATTACGTATACCGGAATTACAACAAATTCTTTTACAGGATGTATTCGTGGGTTCAGTGGTATTACAAATTACCATCAAAATTTAGATAATGAAGAGTTAGTATTTTCAACATCAACTGCAGCAGAACACGCATCAAGTTCTTCTGTTCAAAATTTAAGTTCTTTATTTTTAAAGGAATTTTATAAAAAATTAAAATCCACATTTACACCAGGATTTGAAAATATTTCATTGGTGGACGAAATTAATGCTGGAAACTTCATAAGAAGGGCAAAGGATTTTTATGCTTCAAAAGGAACAGATGAATCCATCAAAATTCTTTTTAAGGTTATTTTTGGGGAAACTCCTTCCGTTATAAATCTAGAAGATTATTTGATCAAACCTTCTTCTGCAAATTATGTTAAAAGAGAGATTGGAATTGTAGAAGTAATATCTGGAGAACCTACAAAAATAGTTGGACAGACTCTTACAAAAACTACAGATGAAGGTACTAATGCATCAATTTCTGCAATAGAACCTTTTACAAGGAAAGGTAAAACTTATTATAAAATTGAATTGTATGTTGGTAATGATGAAAATTCATCTTCAGTCGAAGGAAGTTTTGAAATTACCCCAAACACAAAATTAACTGAAAGTGTATCGGCAGGATCCTCTATTTTAACAGTAGATTCTACATTAAGTTTCCCAGAATCAGGAACTTTAATTTCCGAAAATAATACAATTTCATATACAAGTAAAACTGTTAATCAGTTTTTTGGATGTAGTGGCATCAATACCACAATTTTATCTACATCAAATATTAGATCTAATGATACTTATTATTCATATGAAGATGGTGATACATCCAAAAAGGTAGAGTTAATACTCCTTGGAGTCATAAAGGATTTAGTAGAAGAAAGTGAAAACTTTAAGGTAGATGAGGGTGATATAGTTACGATCAAAAATCTTGGAGATAAGATTAAAAATACGAATGCAAATTGGAAAGAAATTTTTGCAAATTCTTTTATATACAATACGAGTACAAGACATCAAATTTTAGATAATGACACTTATGAATTAGGATCTGCCATTGATAGGTCAAGTTTAAAAGTTGGGGATGAGATTGAAATACTAGAAAGAGACAGTGAAACTGTAGTCTCATCAAACA